CTTGGCGAGATCGACGCCGACGCGGATAATCTTCATGGTGGACTCCTTCTCTCAACTGGTTGTGTCGAAACTCCAGTTTAGGCGCCTAGACGCCGATAGTTGAGGAGGAGTCCATCCCATTGCTTATCGGGAGCCCACTCGGCTTTTTGGTTTATTTGCGTTTTAAGCCATGCCTCCCATGCCTTCGCTTCCGCTTGAGTTCTGAACGACTTCCGAAATCGCTTGCCGCCACGTCCAGCCGGTTGCGCATCTACGAGCCAGCCAGTTTCAGTTTTCTTGATCGCCATTTTTTTCCAATTCATTCATCGTACGTTCTTCCTCGTCCCGTAAGCGCCGGAGTTGCACGAGCAACGATTCAAGCTTAACTACCTGGTCGTCCTGTTCGAAATGTGGGTTTTCTTGCAGGCGCGTCTCGATGTACTCCGCCCGATCTATTGCAGCTCTGAACACACGGGCGGCAGCACGCCGCTCCATGTAGATGGCATCCAAGTTCGTGCCTGTGTCAGACGGTCCATATGGATCGATGTGTCCGCGTTTGGGGTCATCTATACCAGTCGCAAGCCAAAAAGCGTGCTCCGGCCATTGCTTCGAAGCGAATTCAATCATTTCGACGGTCGGTCGCTGCTTGCCGCTGAAGAAGTTGCGCCAATGAGTCGCTGGAATTTGAGAAAGCTCCTCCAGCTCCTTAAAACGCCTGGATTGGGTCAGTGTCAACTGCACAACTGCGCGTAGACGGTCGCCCAAGTGCCCAATTTTTCTTTGCTCCGGAGAATTTTCCATGCTTGACAGTAACCTTAATAGGTATTATTGTTCGCAAAAGCGGTAAATATTACCGCCAACAGAAACTTATGGATTCAATTATGGGTGACATTCCGAAATTTGACCAGCTTGCACCAATGCAAGTTGCCATGCCCCTTATGACGCGTGAGTCGTTTGCTGCTGCCATAGGCTTGCCTGCGTCGGTCTTCATCGCGCAAGCGGATCGTGGTTACTGGCCGATCATGAAGATCGGCAAGCGGGTTTTTGTCAACGTTGAGCTCGTACGGAAGCGTGCCTTGGATGCTGAATTCAAATGAGCCTGCTTCACTCTCCCAGCGTGCTGATCTGCGCGACCCTAACCAAGATGTTTGTTGATCAATTCGCGAAGCTCAACGATGAAGAGCGCCTCATGGTTATTGAGAAGTTCCGCTCGGAGATCAACAGTGTCCTGGACACTAAACGCAGCCCTAAAGATGTTCCTGATAGCAATCTGAACTGAGCCATGCCGAAAAAATCTTCAACTATGTCTTCGATTGACGAGCAGGCGCGAGACTACGTAAATGCCTCTGGCGGTGTGTCGGCAGTCCGTGCCGTTAAGGGCGCCGTATATGGCGCCGGCAAATCGGCGGCCGTCGACGCAGGGCGTACCGCCAGCGCGCCAGCGCTGCCGGAACGCACCGGCGTCGAGGCCGAAAAGGCCAGGTTAGTGCCGCATTTTGCGCAGGTAAGCGCAGCTCCTGAGGCCCCCATTAATAACATGGGGGAAAAGTTAGTTAGCGCTGACCACGGCCCCGACGCGGATCGCTGGTACCCGGTTTCCGAAGAAGAGCTTGGTCACGTGGAGCTGGTGCTTACTGATTCTGGCAAGGTGAAGACGGTCATGGTGCGTCGTCCTTCTGCTACGCAAGCGTGCATCGTCGATTGGATCAATTTCACGGTGCTGGAAGACACGTTTTTCAAGACCGCTCGCCAAACGCTTGTGACCGATGATCAGATCATTGAGGAGGCGAGTCGCCAGTTCGAAAAAGTGTTTGGCTTCGGCATTACAGATAAGCGTGATCGCGGTATGAATTTTTACCGTGAGTCATGGATTCTGGGTGATGGGATGGGATTCGTATGTTTCGGCGGTCAGCGCGCGACGATGCTTGTCACCTTAACCGGACAAGGATGCCAAAACGCCTTGGCGGGGTGGGAGGGCCGACTTTATTCGTTCCTGACAAAGGTTGCCGTCCGCCCTTCAATTTCGCGAATTGACCTGGCACACGATGACTTTACCGGCTCCTATTTGTCGGTTGATTGGGCCGATGCCCAGTGGGACTCGGGTGGTTTCAGTTTCAAGGAGGGGGGACGTCCACCCGAGATTCAACACGTGGGCAACTGGAAGCGACCAAGTGGCAAAGGTCGGACCCTGACGGTAGGTCAGCGTACTAGCAGTAAGTTTTGCCGATTCTACGAGAAGGGTAAAAAAGAAGGGGACAAGGCCAGCCTGTGGTGTCGATGCGAGGTCGAGTTCAAAAATACGAACACGATCATTCCGTTCGACGCGCTCTTGAATCCCACGGATTTTTTTGCCGGTGCCTATCCATGCTTTTCATATTTTGTTGACGTCGAAACGCCGCAGCGTATGGAAGTCAAAGTCAAGACCGCACAGATCACCGTCGATGCGTGCATCGAAGTGACCAAGCATCAGTTTGGCAAGTACATCCGCGTATTCCGGGAGCTTTGGGGCGACAAGGAAGCGCTGGACCTGATTTGCAATGACTCCGATGACTACTGGCCTAAGCGCATGAAACCGCTCACCAGTGATGCAACGTCCGGCCCTTTGCCTGTGCATGAAAGGGACGCCTGGATGGCTGGTCCAGTTTATGTGCCGGATTGGTCTCACTTTATTACCACCGTCCCGTCGTTCGGCCTCAACGGGGAAAACGGTTTTGCGTAGGCCATTTTAAATAGCGAGAAAAACATGAAATTCACTTCCACGATCAAAGTTACCGGCATGAAGTTCAGCAAGGGCAAGATGGATAACGGTACGGAGTTTGATAGTACAAAAGTTTACGTTGAAACCGAGCTGGATAGCAGCAAAGAAAGTGCGATGGGCACAGCATGCGCCGAGTACGGCTTGGGCAAGGCCGAAGAATATAAGAAATACAAACACCTGGCTGACTCCCTTCCGTTTATGGCTCTCGCGGAAATGGAAATTGTCACGAATGGCAAAAATCAAAAGACGATTATTCATTCGCTTCGCCCGGTCGAAGGCGCAAAGGCCACGTCCGGTGGTGCCAAAAATGTTGGCGCATAAGCCAGAAGCTAAATTTATCGTGCAGGACAAAGAGTCCGCCCTCTTTCTGATGCCATACGAGGGTGATGTCGGATTTACGCCCTGGGCGCACGAGGCAGGTCGCTTTGATGGCTTTGCGGAGGCCGTTGATACGGCGGCGCTGAATTGTCATGAGGGCTACTTTGTTACTAAGGTCGTCGGCTGTGATGACGAAATCGAGTAGTACAGCGCCGGCTGCGGCCGGCATTTTAGAGATAAGAAAATGGGTATCGGTTCTGTAGTCAACATTTTGGTTTGCCAGCCCCGGCAGGACGGCGGGCTAGCAGTCGCGCCTTGTGGCACTGACGCAAGCACGAACTACCAGCCTCAAGTGATGCGCGCCTATGTCGTAGACCCGGCCAACGCTGGAAGTCTGGACACCATTGCAGAACCGTTCGACTACGCACAGGCAGCCACGCTTTGGAGCTTCGGTTTCACTTCGGTGCTGCTGTGCTGGTTCGTGGCCCGTGGCGCAGGAACTTTACTAGGCCTTATCCGCAGGGGATAGGCAAAAACACCGACCGGGCGGCTTCCCGGAGTTCAACCTCAGGAGTATCAATAGTATGAAAAAAATCTCTACCACCATCGTCACCGTTGTTTCCCTGGTCGCCGTTGCATCCGCCAATGCCGCAACTGCCGTGGACACCACCGCGATCACTGGCGCTTTCAGCGCTGCCGATATTGTTACCGGCGTCATGGCAATCGCAGGGACGCTGGCTGTGGTGTACGTGTCGATCAAGGCCGCGCGTACGGTCCTGGGCATGCTGCGCGGTAGTTAATTCGGCTTTGTGTTCAACAGGGGCGGATCCGCATTGCGGGTTTGCCCTTTTTTTTTCGGGGGTGCGTAATGACTATCAACGATGCTTGGTACTTAGTTATGTTCGGATGGGGTCTGTTGTGTGCCTGGGCCGTGGTCAACGGGTTTGAAGGGGGAGAGTGATGTTAAAGCGAGTTTTGCTGGTGTTGCTGGTGCTGTCGCTTGTGATTGGCCAGGCTCAGGCGCAGGCGTCGGTAGCGTCCAGGCTAGGCGCCGAGATCGCGGCAGTCATCAAGGGCAAGGCGGCAAAGCGGGGATTCGTGGCTTCAGACCCTCGGCAGGGCGCGGCGCTCACTGCCATCGGTAGCGCGGTTGTCGATATCGCTGCTGCAGCCCTGGTGGTCGGTAGCGGTCCGGCCTGGGGTACTGTTATAGCGTCGGCGGCAATTGCTGGTGCGGCTGCTTACGGCTTGGAAGCATTGGCGAATTGGTACTTCAACGCTAATGGCACAGTTACTTATACGCCGCCTGCTGTGCCCCCGCCTGCTCCTCCAACTGGTGGCACGAATTACATTAAGGGTCAGACCACGGGCGGTTCATATGCCTGGTATCTGCTTGATGCCAATAATGGTTCGGTGGACTGGTGTAACGCGTATTGGACAGGTGGATCGAACACTCTTTATACGGTTCTTTCCTCTTCCGGTTTGAATTGTTACCTTGCTTATAGTGCCGCCTCGGGCTCGCAGGGTCAGCCTAATCCGCCGCCGCAGCAGATGGGTGGGCAGATTAGCTCCGGTAAGCCGACTGATGGCACGCCAATTTACACGCCTCCACCTGTCGCAAATGTTCCAGTCACCAAGACGGTAGCGGAAGCGCTGGCTGGTTTGACCGATCAGGAAAAGGCCCGGCAGCTCGATCCGAAGGTGGTTGCCGATATCGCTGATGCGGCCTGGAGGCATGCAGCGGCCCAACCTGGTTACGCGGGAATCCCGTACTCGCTGAGTGATCCTGTGACTGCTGCGGACGTGTCCGCAGCACGTGCTGCCAACCCGGCGATGCAGGTATCTACCGTAGGCGACCTGGCGACCCCGATTTCTGCCACCAATCCACTTGGCGAAGTCGCATCTCCTGTAGGTACTGTCGGCGCCGGGACTAACCCTGCAGCCGCTCAGCCGCTAACGAACCTTGGCGTTGACCCTGGCATTGGCCTTCCTGCTCTGGAAGCGACGCCAACAGGTGCGCAGATCGTCGCGCCTCTCACGAATTTGGTCCCGGATCTGCGCAACTTCCAGGTGCCCGCGCATGCCTCCAGTTGCCCGCGCCCGACTTTTGATCTGTTCGGTAAGCAGGTTGTTATGGATGGTCAGTGCACGTTGTTTGAGTCGGTTCGCGGCGAGCTGTACAACGCGATGCTGGTGACGTTCCTTATCATCGCTCTATTTATCATCCTTTCTGCTTGAGGCTCTCATGTTCGGAATTGTCCTGTCCGCTCTCAATGTCGTGCTTGGTTTCGTCGTCCGCACAGTCGTCGTTAAGTTCGTTGTCTTTACTGCGCTGTATTGGATCGTGTCCGAGCTGGTCGGCGCGATCACGTCATGGTTGCCGACTGGAGCCGCTTTGACCTCCGCCTTTGGTGGCATCAGCGCTGCTACCTGGTATTTCCTCGATCTGTTCGCATTCAGTGCCGGCCTGCCGATCCTGGTCAGCGCGTTCCTTACGCGTTTCCTGATTCGTCGTATTCCAGTCATCGGGTAAAGCATGCCTATCAACGCGTACACCGGCCTGATGGGGTCCGGCAAATCCTTCGAGTGCGTCCGCTCCGTCATCATCCCGGCCATCACGAAGGGTCGCCGTGTTGTCACTAACGTGGACGGCATCGACAGCGACGCGATCCGCGCCTTCGTGCACGAGAACGAGGGCATTTCCCTGGATAAGCTTGGGTACGTCGTCCATTGTAGCAACGATGATGTCTTCGCCGAGCAGTTCCTGCCCTATGGCCAGCCGGTGGATACGTTCTGCCAGCCCGGAGATTTGGTGTGCATCGACGAGGCCTGGCGGTTCTGGGGAACTGACTCCAAGATTCACACTAACCATCGGATCTTTTTTCGTGAGCATCGCCACTATGTCCACCCTGAGACTAAGGTGAGCTGCGACATCGTGCTGATGGTCCAGGACATCGGGGATCTGCACCGCATCCTCAAGGCCGTGGTCGAGCTGTCGTTCAGGACCACCAAGGCGAAGTCCCTGGGCCTGTCGAAGGTGTACCGCGTTGAGATGTGGGAGGGTTGGAAACAGACGGCGAAGGCCCGTATCGGCGTTCAGGTCAAGAAGTACGATCCGCAGATTTTCCCGCTCTACAGCAGCTATTCCGGCGGCAAGGGCAAGGAAATTACGGTTGACGAGCGACAGAACATCCTGAAGAACCCGCGCTTGTGGGCGATGGTCGTTGGTTTTGTCATCTGCGGCGGGGTGTCCCTGTACGGTGTCTTGCACTTTTTCGGAAACAAGGGCGAGGTCAAGGGCAAGGACGGCAAACCCGTTGTCGCTGCGGCAGTTGGCCGCGCTGCACCTGGTGCACCTGGTGCGACCTCAGCTCCGGCGCCGGCCGCGCGTCCTGAGTTCAGCGATCAATGGCGTGCTGCCGGCCTGGTCACGCTGCCTCAGGGCCGGTTCGTCGTCCTGGTGTCGCCGGCTGGCGAGCTTCGCTATGAACACCCATCGGCGTTCCACTTCCAGGGTCACGCCCTGGTTGGTGACGTGGACGGCCAGAAGGTCACGGCGTTCAGCGGCGCACGCTCGTCTGCCCCGTCACCTGCTCCTGTTCCCATACCTGGTAAATGAATTTATGAAAAAGATCCTTTTCGCTCTTTGCCTGGCGTTTTCGTCGTTGGCGCTCGCTGCTCCGAAGGCTTCAGTCAAGGCCGAAGTGTCGTTTGACCTTTCGGACGTTCAGGTTGGCCAAGTCGTCGGCGTGATCTACAAGGATGCGTTCAGCGTCCCGTATGTCTTGGCACCCGAGATCGTGGCCGATACGCGCCGCATCGCCTTCCGTTTCGGTGGGTCGGTGTCTACCGTCCGGGTTGATCTGGTGCGGCTGCTCGATTCCCTGGGATACGCCCTGACCACGCGTAGCGGCGTCGATTTCATCGGTCCGAAGAAGGAACCCGAGCTGGTGACTGACGTGTTCGTGTATCGACCGAAGTTCCGTGACGTTAGCTACCTGGCCGAGCTGCTGCGGCCGCTGTTCAAGGGCCAGTTCACCATGAATCGGACTGTCTCGGCGCCGGTTGGTGCCAAGGCGGATTCCCCAGCGCCTGTAGGTTCGGCCGCTTCCCTGGTCGATCGCGCTGCCGATGTCCTGGTGTTCAACGGCGAGGCCAGTGAGATCCTAAAGCTCGAGCGGCTGCTTGCTCAGGTCGATTACCAGCTGGGCGAGGTGATGGTACGTGGTGTCGTGTATGAGGTCCAAACCGGCGACCATACCGGTTCCGCTTTCACGCTCGCGGCTTCGATTTTGTCGGGCAAGGTATCAGTCAGCTTGGCCGGCTCGACGCTTGAAAATTCCGTAAAGTTCAGCATTGCCGATGCAGACGCAGTGTTCTCGGCGCTTTCGTCCGATAGTCGTTTCAAGGTGGTCACTCAGCCATCGTTGCGCGTTCGTAGCGGCCAACAAGCGCGCTTCTCGGTCGGCCAGGACGTACCGGTTTTGGGAGCGATCACGTACCAGCAGAACAGCGTACCAGTACAGTCGGTCGAGTACCGCAGCTCCGGTGTGATCTTCAACATTCTTCCTCAGGTGCGAGAGGGCGCCGTGGATCTGACTGTCGAGCAGCAGCTATCCAACTTTGTGCAAACTACTACGGGCGTGAACACCTCGCCGACGCTTATCAAGCGCGAGATCAAGACTGACGTGCAGATGCGCGAGGGTGAAGTGGTAATGCTAGGCGGACTGACCGAGGACAAGGACACGATAGGACATGCGGGGCTATCGTTTCTCCCTACTTGGATGCGTTCAAGGAGCGGTGGCACCGAGCGCACTGAGTTGTTGCTGATCCTTCAGTTGACGCGGTTATAAGCGCAGACAATGGGTGCACTATGCCCTCATTGCAAAGCCGCCGCGACAGGGCTGCGCCCGGCGCCGACGCGCGATGTGGCTTCACCTGGCGGCGCTGGCCCGCCGCTGAGAGTTCTTCAGCATGTCTTGTCGGGTTAGAATCGGTGCATGAAAAACCGTACCCGAAAAAAACAGCTCGCAGAGCAATCTGCGAGGGTCAGGCAATTGCCGAGCTCATTCGTGAGGGACACTCTACGCGCCAAAGCCGAAGCTAAGGCGGGCAAGTTGACGCCATACAATCCTGAGTTTGAGCGCCAGATGGCCTTGGCCGAGTCGATCATGCACGACGACCGTGAGATCCTGCGGGTCCTCGCTTAATTAGCTGACAATGGATTAAATCCTATCGTGCAGTCGGAGAAGTCTATGCGAACAACTCAACAACTGAGTATTACCCTGCCAATTGACATGGCGGACGTGGTGACGGCCAAGGTGCGGACTGGTGAGTACGCGACGGAAAGCGAAGTCATCCGCGACGGTCTGCGTGCTCTCTTGGCGCGTGATCGGGCTGTCGAAAGCTGGCTGCATCACCAGGTCGGACCGGCATATGATGCACTGACGGCTGATCCCACCCGAGCTGTCACCGTTGAACAGGTACGCGCCCGCCTGTCCGCCGAGCACGCCAAGGCGCGATGAGCTATTGCGTCATCTTCTTCCCCGAGCCCGAAGAACAGCTTGTGGCTCTGTACCGGTACAATGCCAATACGGCCTCATCCGATATAGCAGCCGGGTGCAGTCGTGGGCCCCCCCCCTGTGCCAATATAACTTGAGACACCTACCCGATTAATTTACAGTACAGCGGTAGGTTCCCAACATGCACAACCGAAAGCATCAAATTAGCACTCCAGTAG